TCGAACCGCGCCGTAGCCGTGGCCGCTTCTGTTGACTCTGCGATCACGTCGTCGCTCAAGACCACGCCCAGGCTCTGCGCCTCGTTGCCTAGCTCGCGGATCCCTTCCGATCCTCGATTTAGAAACGGGATCAGCTTGAAACCAGATTCCTCGAAGAAATCCAGCGCCAGCGCGCTCTTTTCCGCGCCGTCCTCCATCGCGCGGAACCTGTCGGCAATCTCGAAGAACACATCGGTCGCGCCCTTCAGGCTCCCGGTCGCCGTGGTAGCGGAGATCCCGATGCGCTCCATCTTTTTCGCAGCTTCGCCCTGACCCGTCGCAGCATCGCGGACCACGCGCCCCAGCTTGGCAAACGCGGGGAGCACGGCCTGCAAGTCGTCACCCGTCAGGCGTGTCGCGCCCTGCAATCGCTGGTACTGCTCGGCGGAAAGCCCGACCGACTTGGCGGTTTTTTCGATCTCCCTGCCAGCGTTCGCCAGCTCGCTGACCGAGCCCACGACAGACGTGACCGCGCCCGCTGCGGTCTTCAGTCCCTCCACCGCCAGACCGAACACCGCCAAGCTAGCGGCAGCCTTGCCCACCGCGCCCTTGATGGTGCCGAACGCGGCTTGCATCTTGCCCATTGCGCCGCTGGCTTTTTGCTGCTCAATCCCCAGCGCCTTAGTGTCGCGGCTGACCTGGTTTAGCCCCTGCGACACCTTGCGCATGGTTGCCGTTGCCTGGTCTTGCGCCTGCGCAACGATGTCCAGCCTGACGCTACCGGCCATTTCGCCCTCCCTGTTGATCGTGTGCCTGGCGGCTGTCGCGGAACCCCTTTAGGGTTGCCAGCATCTCGGGCCCCCAAGCCGCAAACCCGTGGGGCCACTCGGCCAGCGGGGAAATGTGCCGCGCGTTGTCGAGGCCCAGAGCCGCCTGAATGCGCGCGTCTCGCATTATCTCGCGCACAGGGCACCCGGGCCACACCACGCCGAGCATAAGCCCGCCACGGGACGCACAGGCGCCTTCCTGGCCATTGCAGCCAGACAGGTCGCCCCCGGCACAGGGCAAGCCGTGCATCTCTTTTAGAACGTCAAGCCACGCGACCGCCCTTAGCCGGTGGCGCTGGTAGGGTCCTCGGTCGTCAGGCTCTGGGCCAGAACATAGCCGCCGAGCGCCGCCAGTTCGCCGGGCTGCAATCGCTCCAGCAAGTCCTCGATCTGCTCGGTTGTCTCGCACAGCAGATCCGGGCCGGTGATCTTCACCGCGCCCATCTTCGCCGCATGCACCGTGAGCACCGCGTGGTCGTCGGCGCTTCCTCCCAGAAAGCCCTGGCAGCGCAGCAGCTCCGACGAAGACAGGGGCCGCACGGTCACCACCAAACTGTCCTTGTTGTGCCGGATGCTGTCCGCCGGCTTCCAGGTCGGCACTGACCTCTCGCCGTTGGTGCATTTTACAGACGGGTCTGTAGTGCAGACCACCGCAACGGTGTCCCGCACCTGAATCAATGGCAGCATGACCTCCTCCTCCTGGTGGCGCTGTGCGCCCCAAGGTATCAAAGGAACGCCGTGCGGACAATGGTGTCCGCTGGCGCCGTGCCCACCGCGCTGTCACTCCCGTCGTTGTCATAGTAGCCCGCTTTGTAGACCGACGTGGTGCCGACGACGCCGTTGTTGTCTCCCAGGGTGCGGGTATTCTCCAGCACGGCAGAAGGCAGCAGCATGGAGAACGCGCGACCGGGGGTCGTGCAAAGATCGACCTGAATGGCGCCGATGGCCGTTCCACCCGCCACGTTCATGTCGTTGTAGGCGTGCGTGGTGGGCTCGGTGATCGTCAGCGTTGCGTCCCTGTTGGTGACGATGTACTGGCTGATTCCCTCGGCGGCGCTGTGGCCGAGGACAGGCTGGTACTCGACCGACAGATCCAGTTCGACGGTAAACACGCTGCTGTTGAGGCTGTTGTTCACCATCAGCCGGGCGCCGTTGTTGCCGACCGCGACAGGCAGCTGGGGCAAGGTGTACTCGTACAGACCAGGCGCACCGCTGGTGCCCAAGGCCCAGGCACCGAACACCAGCTCCGCCTCCAGCATCGGCTGGGCGTTGGGGTTCATGATGATCTTGGCGCTCGTGACCATGCCGTTGCTTAGGGTGATGTCAGTGTTTGCGTCCTGACCCTGGTAGTGCATCACCAGGCCGGTCGCAGGGCTGGCCGTGTCCATATACTGCAGCATTGAACCGAACCCGTCGGTAGACGCATGAGGAGCGCTGGACAGATCCTGCGCCCAAGTCACCGAGTCGCCGCTGACGTCCTTCGACCACCCCACAGAAAAAGAGTCCGCGCCGATGGCGCACAGCATTGCGTGACCTTCGGTGAGCGCCTCGCCTGAAGCCATCACAGTCGTCGAAGCCGTGCCGGGGCTGCTGTGTGTCGTCTTGCTGCGCGCTGGGCAGTAGGTTGACGCGCCCAGCGCGTACTCCAGGATCAGCGCATCGGGGTGCTGGTTGCTAGACGTGGGGTCCCCAGGGGGCGTCGCCGTGCTCCACCCGTGCAGCGGCATCCGCAGGCTGATCGGAATGTTGCTCTTGCCGCCGTCCACAGTTCGCCGGGCCGCGTAGTTGCCGCGCATGGCGTCGGTTGACAGCACCTCTGTCGCAAGCTCTGGCAAGAACACCTCGGCCTCTACGACGTGAATGGCGCTGAAGGCTGGGCTGGGCGTGGCGTTGTTCCATGCCGTCTGCTTGCCGAGGCGAACGCGCCCGATGTTACTCTGTGAAAATGCCATGGCTAGGTGACTCCTGTTAGGCGGTAGGTGACAAGGACAGGGATGCGGGCGACCAGCAGATTGTCCAGTTCGAGGACAGATCCGGTCTGGACCTCTGCGACCATGAGATCAGCATCTTGCTGGTTAAGTGTAGCCAGGTCATAGCTGACCTGCTCGGCGTCTGAGGCGATCCGGTCTTCGACCTGCTTGCCGGGCGTGTAGTACAGATCCACCGTGTACTCGACCACATAGGCGTCAAGCGTGAGGTAATTCGTCCGCCGTGGCGGCTGCGTGAGCGTAGCGCGGAACACTCGATCCGGCGCCTGCTCCAGCTCGCGCCCGCCGGTATCGACGTGGACGAACTTGTCACGCGCCCCGGCAGTTGCATCGACGGAAGCACCCTCCACGACGGACACGATCGCGGACCTGACACCGGAAGCCCTCACGCCCGCACAGCCCGCAGCGTGAACAGCGGGCGCACGTCATCGGGATCCACGCTGCCGTCGTCGTCACGATCGACCCAATTGGACGCCACGGCCTCGGCCACAGCCTTGCGCAACGCCCTCTCCTGGTCGTTGACGTACGTGCTGGGGTCGTAGCCTGCAGGCACCAGGCCATCGCCCAGGGCCAGCTCCAGCCGCAGGGCCGTCAAGCCAGCGTCCACAAACGTGTCCTGGTCGCCTACAAGGTGGGGGTAGTTGCCGGTACTCTGCAGCAGCCTGCGCACGCGGCTCGATGATCGGCGCGCTAGCTCGCGAAAGTGGCCGGCGTCTAGGCCGGCTGCAAAGCCCGGGAACGTGGCAGCCATGTAGCGCGCAGCCTCGTCGCTCGTGAGGGGGTCTCGAAAGGACATGGCGCAGACGTGGGCCATTTGCCTGCGCTTGTGGGCTACACCGTCCGAATCGGTGATCGTCCAGTCGAGACGATAGTGCGCGTCCCGGGTGCCTGTGGCAGCCGCTGGGATCGTCGCTGTTAGGGTCAGGCCGTACAGCTTTGTTGCTGTTGTGATGGTGCCTGGCGGCGCAGACTCAAGAATCAGCGCGGTGCCTGTGGCTTCGCTGATCCTTACTGCGCCCTTCCAGCCGTCTGTCGTCTCGGCCCAGACCTGGGCGCCCGCCGTGCAGCCCGTCGCGTTGTCAACGGAAATGCTGGTTTGCGACGTGACAGAAGCTACGGTGGTAAAGCCCCCCGAGCCTACCGTGGCGACGGTCACGCTCGGAGTAGCCTTTTCGTCACCACCCGGGGCCTTGAATGACAGGGTGGCACTGGCTGGACGCGCCGGCAGGTCCGTAGGCGAAAACGCCACGGGAGCCGCCGTGTCTTGTATCAGTTCCAGTGCCACCGCGTGCCATCCTTCAGGCTAGGAGACCTCGGCGCCGTAAGCGCCGTCGGGCTGGGCGTTGACGCCCGTGGCCAGCGCGAAATCTACCGAGATCTTGACCCGCTTGTCGTCCTCGTCGATCGACGTCGAGATGCTGGGGGCGAAGCGCTCCCAGATCTTGACCGTGCGCTCCAGCTTCGACATGAGGAACCAGTTGTTAGCGTCGCTCAGGTGCGGGCTGACAACCACCTCCGTGCCGTAATCGCCCGCCACGTTGACCTCGCCTTGGGACGGGGCACCCGCCGAGGTGACAGTCGTAAGCGCAAACGGCGACCGGACGATCTGCTGCGCGGTCTCCTCCAGCGCGGGCGGCACGACCAGGCAGAACCCGCCAGCGGTCAGGTCGTACGGTTGGCTCTGATAGTTCGTCCAGTTGCGGTAGGCCGTGATCGCAGCCATGAAGGACGACCGATCCAGGGCGCTGCTCGTGTGGTTCGACCTGGTGCCCGAGGCTCGGGTGTGCGTCGGGCTAAACAGCTGGTTGCCAGATCCCACCGTGGAGCCACCGCCAAAGCCCAGATTGAGCCGCCCATACGCCAGGTTGGCGTACGTATTGGCCAGCGAAACGCCGATCTTCTTGCTGGCCTCTCCCACGATGCCGGGCACGTCAGCGACGTCGGCCTTGCTGATGCGGCATTGGTAGCCATACTGGCTGTAGCTCAGGGTCACCCCGTCGTGACCAGGCCGATCGATCGTCTCGATGGCCAGATCGGACGCGCCGTCCCAGGACGAGAAGTTGCCCAGCCCGGTCATCGCAGCGAGTCGCAGCGCGGGCACGTCGTCGGTGCGGAAGTCCATGAAGGATCGCCAGTTATCAGAAACGATCGCCATGCCCTCGAAGAAAGCCTCGACCGCCGTGCGTTTCACATTGGAAGTTGTAAGGGCCATTTCACGCTCCTGATGTTGCTGGCCGGTTGAGTTACGTGACAACAGCCTGCCACAGCCAGATCCAGCCGTGGGCTATTTCCTGAATCTGTAGCAGGGTCAGGGGGTTACCTGCTCGATCGCAGCTGCTCCACAATGTCGCGAGCGGTGCCCGTGTGCGTCTGCCCTGTGACCTGGATCGAACTGCCAGGCCCCAGGACGCCGCCGCCAAGATCGGCGTTCATCTGGTTGCTGATCGTGTCGTGCATGCTGCGGCGCGCGCGCTCCTTGCGATCCTTGATCACCGTCCAGACCTGCTCGGGAACACAGACATACAGCCCATGCTCGCCGTCGCTCTCGAACCCGCTGCAGCGCACGCCCTTGGGCGCATCCTGGTAGCCCATGCGCATAAGGCTGGCGCGAAGGGCCATCGCGCGATCGCTGTTGCGCAGGCCGCAGCGTATTAATCGCCAGTTCTTGTAGGCGTCAGGGATGTCGTACCAGGTGCCCACCTGCATGCGCTCGGCGCTATCGACCTCCTCGATCCAGTTCTGCATCTTGAGCACAGCCTGGGCTTCCGCCTCCGCTGCTGTCATCGTCCCGCTAGGCGCGGGCTTGGGCTTCTGCTTCGCCATGTCTAATTCCCTCCGAACACTTCGCGCGCGATCTTCTGCGCGAGTCTAGGCCCGAACGTGCCGTGCTGGCTGCTGGGCACGTTGCTGATCACCTGCTCCGCCACCTGCACGCCGGTCATCTCCCGACCCGCAAAGAGCGTCGCATTCTGCTCACGCCAACGGTCAAGTTCCACCCTGCCGTCTGCCGTGGTCGGGTCGAAGTCTGGGGCCAGCGCCAGCAGGTGATCGTCGCGCAGCGAGGACACCGCCCCCACGTCGCGCAGGTAGGCGAGCCTGGCGCGGTCCCGCTCTTGGCGCGCGCGCTGCTGCAGCTCTTCGCGAGCCTCGCGCATCGCCGCCACTTCCTCCTCCAGCCTCTGCTCCAGCGCCTCGATCCTGCCCGCGTCTGCCTTCTTTGGCTTTGCCTTGGGAGCTGGCTTCGCCTTGATCGCCGTCTGGGGCTCTGGCGCCGATGCAGCCTGCTCGGGGGCCTTCTCAGGCTCAGGAGTCTGCGCAGCCATCACGGGCAGCTCGATCTGCTGCGGCTCAGGCGCGATCTGCACAGGCGCGACAGGTTCTGGCGCTGGTGCGGCGGCGACGGGCTCGGCAACGGGAGCGCCCGCGATCCCCTTGTCGGCGCTCACGATCCCGCCTTCCAAGAATCAAAGGCCACCTTGTCCGCAAACAGCGTCGCGCCGCTGTCGGTGCGCTGGCCAAGCCGGAAGCCGTGCTCGGTCACCAGCGCGGTCGCAGTCTTCTCGTCTACGTTGTGCATCGTAAACACGGTAGCCCCGTGGACCCGCTGAATGCTGTCCTTCAGGGGTTGCGCCTTGGGCGCCTTCTTCTTCGTCGTCTTCTTCGCTGGTGCCATTAGCTCTTCTCCTCGTAGACGTCGTGGGGGCACGCCACCACGATCAGGTGCTCATCGTTCTGCGTCAGGACCCAGCCCGCCGCGATTTTCTCCATGGCCTGCTCGGCTGTCACGGCCTCGCTGGTTGCGTAGGTCTGGCCCAGCTGCATCGGCGTTACCTCGGGCAGATCTACCGGCTTGGCGGCAGCCTTGCTCGTTTTCTTTTTAGACATCAAATCCCCCTGTTAAGCGGCGGCCCTGTTCAAATAGTCGCTGGGCCTTCTTCAGTTTCCGTTGCGCTGTGGCCAGCTGCTTGCGCGCCTTGAACCCCATCTCAGAAATCTTCAGGGCGTCCAGATAGCTCGCCGGCAAGACCTCTGCAACGAACCGCGCGACGCGGCTGGTCTCCTTGGCGCCCAGGTCCAGAATGCTGCGCGGCTCCCTGTGCGTGATGATCCTGGCTAGCTTGTTATTGGTGAGGCCCTTTTTGTTACGGCCTGCGAACTGTACGCGCGCCTTCGTCGGGGACATTAGCCGCACCCGCAAGTTGCTCCACAGCGTGCCCGTCTTGTTGTAGGTGCGCGTGTGCTCGTTCATGCCGGCCTTGTAAGCCTTGTAGTTCTTATAGACCGCAAAGCCGCGCACCATGTACAGCTTGTTTTTCGTTGGCTGCGGCTCGCCGGGCGGTGCCCAATAATGGCCCGTTTTCGCGCCCCCTCCGCGCAGGTTGGCGCGGGGTGGCTCCTCGTATGGAAGAAACCGCGAATTGTCGGCGCCGATTCCTTTAGGCGCCCGGCGCAGAACCAGCGAGCTAGCGAACTGCGCGATCTCGACCATCGGGGCCAGCATCTTGCGCTCGTTCTCTTGGATCGCGTTGTGGAACTGCACATCTGTCCGCAGCTTGAACATGCTATTTCTTCCTCTTCCGCTTCGGCATGGCGGCCCGCGTCTTGACCGCTGCGGCGCGCTTAGTCTTGCGCGGCTTGCTCGACGCCTTATAGCCGGTCTTCACGCTCTTGCCGCTGTAGTGCTTAGGCATTGCCCACCTCGCGGATCTTGGGCTCGTTCGCTGCCATGTCTGGCGGGTCCGGCATGATGCTGCCGTCCGGGTGCATATGGAAGACTTCGGGGATTGCCTCGGCCATCATCTCGGCCACCTGCGCCCGCGCGTCCTCGACGCTAATGCCTTCCATCTTCGCCAGTTCGCGGGCGGGGGTCGTCAGGCCCATTTCGATCAGCATCTTCATCGCCTGCGCCTCGTGCAGCGGGTCGGCGGGCATTGGATGATCCCTATAGGTGACCTCCACCCGCGCGTCGGGCAACAGCTCCGTATTTCTCAGCCAGTTCACCCAGCCGCGAGCGATGTTGTAGATGCTGCGCTCCGCGCGCTCGAATTCGACCACCTGGCGCTTGCGCTCGACCTCGCGATCCAAGATCTCCAGCTGCTTGCCCAGGGCCGTGATCGCCGTGCTCTTGATCACCGTCGCAGGGTTCAGCCCGTTGGTGCTGATCACGGCGCGCAGATAGTGATCTAGGACGCCCTGGTATCCCGTCAGGTCGGGGTTGGCCTGCACAAAACGAAAGTCGCCCTCGGTGTCCGACAGCCCGATGATCGACTCGGGGCCTAGCTCCATATCTTCGGCAATGGCGTTGCTCACGCCCTTGACCACGGGCTGGCCGTGGCCCTGCATCCGCGCCACCAGGGCCAGGTCGGTCATCATGTGATTGATGCCCCGCTGCGCGTCCAGCAGGTCCTCGGGCACCGGGCACCAGAACTCCCCTGGCCCGGGGTCCGCGCCCTTTAGGCGCACCGCTGGGATCCTGCCGATCGGGTTGCTGCCGTCCTCGGACCAGATACCCTTGCCCTTCATGTTGTCGGGGCCTTCGACCCAGAACGCCGTCTCGGCTGTGACCTCCGCCGTGGCGTATGAAATCAGCCCTGTGACCGCATCCTCCCCGACCGGCAAGCGCAGCCACCAGGTCCGCACGTCGCGCTCTGACGACGATGTGGGATCTGTCAGCTCCACCGCCTGGTCGTGCGGGGGTGGTGTCAGCAACCTCACGCCGCCCACCTCGGGCACGGGCCAGACCCATACCGTCGACTGCGCGAGTGCCACCAGTTGCTCCTGCGCCGTGCGCATGACCCGATCCAGCTGCGCGCCGCGCATAATGGAGTCGATCCGCTCCTGCACCGCTGGGGATGCCCCGACGTACTCCCGAGCGGGGGGCCTGACGTACAGGGTGGCCAGTTCGCGGGCGATCCTGAAGACCAGCGGCACAGTCTTTTGAATGTGGTTGTGGTGCGTGCGCGGGTAGTAAAACTCCCGCTGCTCGCGGGCGTCTCGCATGTCGCGGCGGAGATACTGATAAAGAACACGGATCAGCTCGCGCCAGCGATCGCCGCCTGCGCGATCGTCATCAGCGACGACGTACCCGGTGTCCCTTAGTCCTGGCGGAACGGCCACGCTCTCCCCTCCCAGCCGAGAACGCCCCGGCATCTCCCTCGATCACTGCGACCGCAAACATGCGCAAGCAGTCGGCGCCGTGATCATGCACGTTGTCCTTGAACGGTTGGCCGACGTGGATCCCCCCGTCAGCCCGCATCCTATACCGATAGTTCTGCAAGCAGCGTATCAGACCGCGCCGCGCCTGACTAGCACCGATCCGGTCTGACACATACAAGCGCGGCGACCCTTCGATCGGGTCCAGCAGTGCGCGCACGACCTCGATCCCTCGGTTGACGCTCTGCTCCTGCTTCGTCCGCATGCGATGCACCCAGGTGCGCGGGAACTGGTGAACCAGCCAGGCCATCTCGTCCTTGACTGCGCGGTCACCCACGGCGTGCTCGGGGTCCTTGCCCAGCGCCTCGCACCGTGCGCGGATCGCGTGCCGCAAGTGGTCGCGTGGGATCTGGTCGTCGCAGAATTCATCGAACACGATCCACGATTCATCAGGTGCCTGCTGCAACCATAGGACATGCGGGTATTGGTGGCCCCAATCCGCCGAGATCGCATAGGGCAGCGAGGGGTCATAGGCCCAGGGGCGCACATGCGCCTCCTTGTTGAACTCGGGCCAGACTGCAGTCGATGGCTTCAAGATCTTGGCCAGCACCTCCTGGTCGTATTGGCGCTTGGAGTAGGTCGAGGACAGGGCCTCGATGTAGCCGTCGGGCAGGTGCGTGTTTTGATGGCTCGTAGCCGTGCAGGACCAGTGCCGCCGCAGGGCTGCAGATCGCTCGTTCGGATCCTGTATGCCCGCAGCTCGATTGCGCGCCTCTACGAACATGGCGGGCACCCCGCGCAATCCCTGGGGGGTAGTCGTGCAGTGAATTTGCCGCATGTTCGCCCTGGGGTCGCGCAGACGCCCCTGCAGCACATCCCAGACCTGCACCGGGTTCATGCTCACCTCGCTCTCGTCCAGCGCAGCCCAGGCCAGCGAAAACCCGCGCAGGTGATCCACCTTCCCGAACGAGCGAAACAACACCCGACCACCGCACACCAGGTGCGCCTCGCTCATGCTCTTGATGAACCGACGGACCAGGGGGTAGCCGTTCGCAGCCATCGCATCGGTCAGCGCTTGCCACTCGGGCAGCAGCACGTTGACCACCTGATCGTATGTCGGGGCCGTGATGGCCCCCAGACAGCCAGGGTTCGCGATCGCCAGCATGACGCACTCGGCCATGCTCCAGACGGTTTTGCCGGCGCCGATGCCCGCCAGAAACAACTTCTGCGTGGTGCCGTCAGGAACGTGCGCCAAGTGCGCCCGGGCCTGGTGCGGCAACGGTGTGTAGTTGGTGGTTGCCGCCAGCAGTCGAACCAGGGCTGCGCGGTCCTGACTGACTCCCAGCTGCTGCCGTAGTTGATCCCAGCGTCGGCGCTCCGTCACAGCAAATCATCCCCGTCGTCCGGGTCAGGCAACAGGCCCAGCCCTTCGGGCACCTGGACCAGCACCGTGCTGCCGTCACCCATGCCGCCAGACACCACCGAGATCCTGAACAGCAGCCGCAGGTGCCTGCTGACCTC